TCATGCGTCAAGTAGAAGCAGGCGATTTAACCATTGCCGATGCAGACTAAATAGTATAAAGAAAATAGGAAAAGATATAAATGAGTAACATTGTCCTACAACCAAATGCGAGTGGAACTGGTAGCATTACCATCGCTACTCCTAATACGAATACAGATAGAACTCTGAACATCCCAGATGAAGCGGGAACACTGTTATCTAGTGCAAGTAGTATTGCATCATCAAAACTTACTGGTGCTTTACCAGCGATTAGCGGTTCATCCTTAACAGGAATGGGTGGAAAGATTTTACAGATAGTAAATACCTCAGATGGTACTCGTAGAAAATATACTAGTAATAGTAATAGCACTTGGTTAAGTACTTATAGTAACTTAAATACAACTATTACACCACAATCAACAACATCTAAACTTCTTTTTTTCGTAGACATTCATTGGGGTCTCGACCTGCAAACTGCTGGTTCAGTTTTCTGGAGAGTTGTCTTAGGTAGTTCTCCTGTTGCTGGTTTGAACGGTGATACATCACAAACCCATCCCGCTTTCGGTCAGTTTAGATGGAACTTCCATGCCACAGACCCTGCTGAATATGGAACTCAATGTGCAAGAATTAGTGGTGGTATGATTGATAGTCCAGGCACATCTGCAAGCTTATATAAGTTTGAGTATAGAATACAAGATAGTGGTAGGCAGTTTTCAATTAATAGGGATGGTTCAAATGCTTCTGACGCTAACCAAGGAAATCACTCTCCAACTTTAACATCTAGATGCACAATTATTGAGGTAGAACTATAATGATAACTAAAGCATTTCAAAATTTAGTAGGAAACGATGTCGCATTAGAACTGCATGGCGATACATATGAAGATGTTGTCTGGTTAGATGAAAGAGCAAAACCATCTAAATCAGTCTGGCAAGCAGAATTTGACACATTAGTTGCAACAATTCCTTTGAATGAAGTAAGGGCAGTTCGTAATAGACTTCTTGCAGAAACAGATTGGGTTGTCACTATGCACAAAGAGTTGGGAACAAACATTCCTGCTGCTATGAAAACATACAGGGCTGCACTCAGAGATATAACAGATAGTGCAACATCACTGGATGATGTAACTTGGCCGGAGAAACCATAATGAGTACAATTCAAACAAACGCAATCGTTGATGCCTCTGGCGGTAATACAACAACAGTAAACGGTGTTACTCCTAATACTCATTCAGTAAGAGGACGCAATCTTATTATCAACGGCGCTATGAACGTGGCACAACGTGGTGCTAGTGTTACGATAGCAAACACAGGCGCTTTTTCCTCTCCAGATCGTTTTAGAATACAACATAATGCAAACACTACTAGTACTGTAGAGCAAGTTTCTGATGTTCCTGCTTCATCCAACTTTAAGTATTCTTTGAAGTTTACAAACGGAGCAGGGGAAACTCGTGATGGTGGTGACTATGCTAGATTATATACTCGTTTAGAAGGATACGATACAGATCACCTTAAACTTGGAACTTCAGCTGCTAAAGGATTTACTTTGCAGTTTTGGGTAAAATCTTCTTTAACAGGTACATTCGGAGTTGGATTTGCTGGCCATGATAATGGAACTAACGGAGTATACTCCGCTAGTTATACAATATCTGCTGCTAACACTTGGGAATATAAAACTGTAACTGTCCCTGCTGCAACAATCACAGCAGGAGTATGGACTCACACAAATGGAACTGCTATGTCAATTCATTGGGATTTAGGTGAAGGCCCAACCCGATCTACATCAGTTGGATGGGATGCTACTGCCGCTGGTGGATTGATGGGTCTAACAAACGGAGTTAAACTTGTTGAAACTACAGGGGCAACACTTAATCTTACAGGCGTAAAATTAGAAGAAGGCGCAATAGCTACAGAGTTTGATCACAGATCATACGCTGAAGAACTTGTGCTTTGTCAGAGGTATTATCAACAATTATCTGGTGGATCTGCTGGTGGATTAATGACTATGGGAGCTATGTATAGTACAACTAACGCTCAATTTACTCAAAACCTTATGGTTGAAATGAGGGCTGCACCATCAATGACTACATCAAATTTTGGAGTAAGTACACTAGGAGGCACAATTTCAACAACTTCGGCAGTATCCGTTTCGTCTGCAACGGCACAATTTGTTCGTGTTAGTGCAACTCTTGCTAGTCATTCATTTTCAGCAAATACACATGTTTTTCCAAGAGTTCCCAGCGGCGTATCTGGTTATATTGCTTTTGATGCTGAACTATAGGAGTATATAAAATGAATATTTTAGAAAATGCACAATATGTACAAGAAGAGGAAACTGATATGAATATTTCAATAACAGTTACTATAGACGGTCAGTTAACTTCAGTGCCAATAGACCCTGCTAACACACACTATGCAGAAATTCTAAGACAAGTAGAGGCAGGAGACTTAACTATTGCTGATGCTGATTAAGTTATGATATGTCTGATAATTATGAACACTACCTTGGAAATCCACTACTAAAAAAATCTAATGTCCCTGTAAACTGGACAAAGGATAATATTTTAGAGTATCAGAAGTGTATGGAAGACCCCATATACTTCATAAAAAATTACATTAAAATTGTATCTTTAGATCATGGACTCGTTCCCTTTGAACTCTATGATTTCCAAGAAGATATTGTAAATACAATACATGACAACAGATTTACTATCTGTAAGTTGCCTCGACAGTCTGGTAAGTCTACCACACTTGTATCTTATGTATTACACTATATCCTATTCAATCCAGACATGAATGTTGCAATCCTTGCCAACAAAGCTGCGACTGCACGAGATATTCTTGGACGTTTGCAACTTGCATACGAGAACCTACCCAAGTGGTTACAACAAGGAGTTGTGTCTTGGAACAAGGGTTCAGTGGACTTAGAGAACGGATCTCGTGTTGTTGCCTCATCCACATCTTCAAGTGCAGTTCGTGGTGGTTCATATAACATGTTGTTCCTAGATGAGTTTGCATTCGTTCCACAGAACGTAGCAGAGGACTTCTTTAGTTCTGTATACCCTACAATATCATCTGGTACGTCTACTAAAGTTGTTATCGTATCAACTCCCAATGGTATGAACATGTTCTACAAGTTGTGGACTGATGCAGAGAACAAAAGAAACTCTTATAATATCATAGATGTTCACTGGAGTCAAATACCTAATAGAGATGACAAGTGGCGTGAAGAGACAATTTCAAACACATCCTTGGAACAGTTTCAACGAGAGTTTGAATGTGAATTCTTAGGTTCTTCGAATACGCTAATACACTCTGCAAAGATTAAAAC